TTCCACCACCAGCACCCGCAAATAGAGCCAACTCATTCATTTTCCTAGTCTTTTCTTAATTAACATTTTCAATTCCGCTTCGGTTTCAGGGTATTGCGCTAGCAATTTAACCACTTCATCCCAGCCACGCTTTTTTGCTACACCGATATACCAATCCGTCAGGTATGCCAGCTTTACTGCTTTTGGTCTATGTTGTATTCCATGAACCATTCCTGCAAAGGGATCATACTTGTTCTTCAAGTTGCTTTATCTTTTGACTGATTCGTGCCCGCCATTGTTGCCATCCTTCACCAGCATAAGCTGGGCATTGAACTTCTTGGGCTTTTTTAGCCGTAAGTTCTTCACTTGAATACCACGGCAATTCAGGTTTCTTGACCTTCTTGACTTCCATATCTAGTTCATCTTCCCAACGGCCTTGATTAAGCCAAGTAGCAGGATGAGGTATATAGTCCTTTTCGGTTTGTTTTAACTTCCAATAATCGATGTGATTAGAAAGGGCATTAAACGCTTCTTCTTGCTCATTGAGGGTTAGCCTATCCCATGACTTTTCAGCGGCTCTACGCCCTTGTTTGCGGGGATATAAGCTATAAAATTCATTGAAGTTCATTGTTGTTTATTAGTTTATGTACGGTTTGGGATATCTTTAAGATATATTCGATATCGTTTAAAGATAACTGACCTAGCAACTGCAATATCTTTATTACAGCAATGTCATTGTCTAACGGCTGGGGTTTAATTAAGGTTTCGATCATGTTCGAGTTCTCTAATCTGTTCCCTTAAAGCCGCACATTCGGCTTCGAGCATTTTATTTTTTGTTTCGACTTCCGCTAGCCTTACGCCTATCTGATGCAAGACTTCCTGTAAATATGGGTTCATTTTGTTTCCTTTTTTTCACGGGTTTTAAATCTACTTCTGCTTCTACTTTGTATTTATCAACTGCCGATTCCAGCAACGCTACCAATCCCCATTGCACAAGCACTTCTAATCCATCTTTATCAAAATCAACTTGGGCATTGGCTGATCCATCAGCATTTTCTTTAATGATCTTTACTTGTATCTTCATTGTTCGCGAACTTTAAAATAGGTTTGTCCAAAGCTTGTTTAGCCAGTTCGATGTATCTATCGACTTCTAGTCTATCCTCGCCACCAATGGCCGCTTTAGTGTGTCCAATTGGCTTTCCCATCGTATCGTAAAAGACCTCACGAATTTCAAAATAATCTTCGTAAGGATTACTTAAATTTACTAATCGTAAGTTCCAAGTCATCATCGCACCCAATATAAAAGTAAACAGGCAATCACTAGGATTACGCCTAGCACCGTAAATATTCCAATCGAGAAAATAATCATTAAATTTTCAATCATGTTGGAAGTATATGTTAAGTCTGCTTAATGTTTACTATTATTTTATAGGTGTTTTCCCTAATGTGTTGTATTTTTGCCATAGGTTGCCCAAAGGTGATAAGCCTTCATCCATTCAAGAAGATGTACTTGAACTAATGCTACCGAAGTTAATGTTCATTCGATATAAGGTTGTCTATCACCATTGTCCTTATAACTTGTGCAGTACCCATTTAAGTCTGCGCGGCTTGCTATCAGGTGTAGATCAGCCGATGTATTCTTCCACGCCACCCATTTAGGTGCTTAATATCGTTTGGAGTACGAATGGGAATAGACAATAAAAAAGGGCTTTAGGGGTAATCCTGTTATCGAACGGCTTAAGAAATGCCTCTAATCTCATTTCGTAAACCAACAGAACTACCTCTAAAACCCTTACTTATCGAGTGTTCGATTCCTCAATAATTGAATTGTACACTATTCCAATTCAGGCCATATCATTTTGTAAGAAAGCGGGAAAAGCTCTTTTCTAGAAATTAAACCGCATGATTCTTTCTCTAGGGTTGCCGCGAGTATTACCAGCTTGTCATACGGAATAATGCCGTTTTGCCACATAGATACCGCTGGAACGCTTACCCCGACTAGGTGTGCTACTTTTGTAGGGCCGCCCAACAACTTAATCATTGCTCTTGTAGATATTTTTTCCATAAGCTATCTTAACATTTTTACAACAAATTTCAAATAAAGTATTGCAATCTTATTTAAGTTGGCTTAAGATAACAGTACGGTATGTGCCGTGTTAATTAGGAGAACTCGTATGAGTGAGCAAGATCAAGACTTCAATAGCTTCCAAGAACATTTGGAACGCATCTTTAAAGACCTCGAAGATGGGGTATTCCTGACAGCAGATGAAATTGGTGACCTACGCTATGCGTGTGGATTGCCTGCGCCTGTACGCAAGAACCCAGTTTTGACCGCAGTATTTGATGACTTTTCAAACATTTTTAGGAACGCAAAATGATAATTTCAGATAACAGTAAAGAATTTAAAATCGCCCCAGCAGGGTTACATATGGCTCGGTTGTACAGCATTATTGACTTGGGTCACCAATCCGTAGAATGGGCTGGAGAATCCAAAATCATGCACAAGGTCGTATTGACTTGGGAATTGCATGGCGAAGATGATGCAGGTCAACCGCTACAGACAGACGATAAGAAGCCATTAATCGTATCTAAACGCTATACAGTTAGTTTGGGTGACCAAGCGCGATTGCGCCAAGACCTTGAAAGCTGGTCAAATAAAAAGATGACTGCGGAAGATCGCAAGAACTTTGACCTTAAAAACTTGCTAGGTAAATTTTGCATGGTAAACATTACCCATAGCGAAGATGGCAAATACGCTAATATCAGCGGTATTAGCCCTGTTCCGTCTGCCTTGCGTAACGCCCAGCCCGAAGGTATTAATCCTACAAATCATTTTTGGTTGGCTGAATTTGACCAAGTTAAATACGATGCCTTGCCAAAGTATTACAAGGAAAAGATTACAGAAAGTAGCGAGTGGCGCGGTCAGAAGGCAAGAGAAGAAAATGCTCCGAAGATTGAAGATGACAAACTTGACGATATCCCGTTCTGATTATGATAATTAAAGATAAGGAAGAAAAAAGTGGCCACTTCTATACTAAAGACGGCAGTCCAGCCTATACAGTCATCGGCTCATCTACTGGCAAAGAACGGGCAACAAATGTTGCTGATGCAAGAAAACTCGGTCTATTGCCCAGCGTTACTACGATTATCGGTGTCGCAAACAAAGGAGAAGGATTGCTCCGCTGGATGCAAGAACAAGCTATCTTGGCCGCACTTACACTTCCTCGCATAGAAGGGGAAGAAGAAAGCGTATGGCTATCGAGGGTAATGAAGGATAGCAAAGCTACAGGCAGGGAAGCGGCAGAGCGCGGTACGGCTATCCATAACATCATTGAAAGCTATTTCGAGCAGGTGTATATGCCCGAAAAACCGCCTTATCTTGATGCGATTGATAGTGCGCTCAATAGTGCTTTTGGTAACCAGCTTTGGGTGAGCGAAAAATCATTCGGTCATTCGCTTGGCTTTGGGGGAAAATGCGACCTCATGGCTAAACCTGTTAATTTTAAGGGCAACGGTTTTATTGTAGATTTCAAGACCAAGACCACGGATCTTGATAAAATTGATGTATGGTTCGAGCATGAACTACAGTTAGCGGCCTATCGCGAAGGACTAAACTTGCCCAACGCAAGGTGCGCTATCGTATTTGTCAACGGAACTACAAATCAAGTAAAATTAATAGAAGTTGAAGAAGCCAAGCTCCAAAAGGGCTGGGAGTGTTTTCAACATTTATTACGTTTTTATCAAGTAAAAAACGGTCTTTAATTCCTTCACGGGAACGGGGGAAAGCAAGTGTTCGTGCTTCACATACACGATTGTTAGTACCCCAACTTCTTTAAGGGCGTTAAGCCGCCAATGTAGGATGCAGTAATTAGGTAGTTTTGCGGCTTTCTTGCCTATTTGTAGCAACTGCCAAATACAGCCCTGTTGCTTTTTTGCACATTAGGGTTTTCCTTACTAAATAATCCTTGCATTGTTAAGTTAGCTTAACTAAACTGTCTTTACTCAATAACGAGTGAGATAGCAAAAGGAGCAATAAATGAAAACTTTTAAATGGGTTGTTGAATTTGAAATAACAGAAAATTGGGTAATGGATGGATTTAATATTACCGACAATAAAGCTACTGGAATGTTAGAAAACGCATTACCTTTTGCTAGTGGTGCAGAATTTAAGGCAAAAGTAATTAAAACTCCTGATGCAAAATTAATTCGCAAAATGCAAGGTTATACAAATTAAATCCAGCCCCTACGGGGGCTACTTTTTAAAAGTGAGATAGAAAATGGAATCAACATCACAACGCAACAGCCGCATCGACCACGATAATTCAATGGCTCATTCAGCGTTTAACCATGCAATTGACTTTTTTCGTGGTCTAGCAACATACGAAATTACACCGTCATTTGGCACATCTTTTGGCTACAAGCAAATAACACCTCGTGGCCAGTTATCAGGTTGGGCAAAAACT